AATCTGTAGCTAGTCTACCAGCAATAGAAGCGGAAGATACGTTAGCCATATCTTCTGCTGCTACTGGATGCCCACCAGCTGTCGAGCCATCGTGTACAACAAGAGTTTCCTTGTCTGTATCTACTGTAACTTCACCCTCGGCTCCGGTAAAGCTACCATGTTGCGAGGTAGTCCCTCGTCTTAGTTTTAATAATTTTGCCATTTATAAAGTTCCGAAGTCAAGTTGTAAGTTAGCACCATCTATAGTACCGATGTTTGTTAAGTTGTTGTTTTGACCATCTAAGGTAGCTGCTAACTGTGGTGACGTATCGTCTGCCACATTTTGGATACCAGAGTTAGATGTAATACCTAACCACGCAGATCCGTTGTAGTTTTTCAATACATTGTTAAGGGTATCAAACCAAAGATCACCAGCACTAGGAGAACTAGGTGCAGATGCAGAAATCTGATACTCGTTAGCATATCTATTTACATCTGATATAGATGCACTAACTGTATTGACGTTGCTTATAGAACCAGCTGTAGTATTTACATTAGTAATAGATCCGGCTGTAGTATTGATATTTGTTATGTTATCAGATACTGTCTTGATAGGATCGTCTTTAACTGTAATAGTATTACCCATACCACTATGAGCAGTACAGTAGTAAGCAAATGATGTTGGCTGAGACTCTGGTACTACAAGTTGGATTTTTGCACCAGCTTGTCCCTGAGTGCCAGTAACAGTAACACCAGTATTATAAGCACTACCTCCGCTTGAGAAACGTAGTGGATGGTTTGCGTTCGAGTTATCACTTAAATCAAATGTATATGTCCAGCCTTTGTATAATGTTAGTGCAGGCTTATCTACACCGTCAATAATAAATTTACCAGTAGCAGCTGTAACAGTAAATGTAATCTCATCTTCTAGTGCATCTGCAACTATGTCAAGTGACCCGTTAGAGCTACCTGTAGATGCAGCATTTGTAATAAGACCTAAATCTTCTTGGTATGTTATAGCACCAGATACAATAGCTACGTCATCAAGTACTGACTGAGATGGTGTAATAATAGAAAACGCACTACCTGTATATACAAGTAAGTTGTCGTTAGAACTATCATACCATAAGTCACCTTCTTGTAGTGATGTACCGTCAGCTCTTTGTGTAGGTTGACTACTACTAATAAGATAAATATCAGCGAAGTTATTTATGTCTGCTACGTTTGTAGCTGCTGTAGCTATAGCTGAAGCATTAGCTGCAACTGTTGTAACCTCTGTAGCCTTTGGTACAAGTCTATGAAAGGTATAAGTATGTAAAGTACTGGTTGATTCTACTAAAAAACCAAACCCTGTAGGTATAGCAGATGTTACACCAGTTATAGTAATGTTAGCATTGTTAGCTAAATTACCGTTAGATATTGTAACTGTTGTACCACTAGGTGTTAGTGTAGTAGATGCAGCTTGTATACTTAGTATAGCTGCCTGTCCTGTAGTACCCTGTGGGTTTGTGTTAGGAAAATGCTGCTCACTTGTTATAGCTGTAAAACCACCGACATCATCAATAAGGTCAACAATACGAGCATTAATAGCAGCAGTTGTAGCAATATGAGTATCAGCTGATGACCATGTATCACCACTAGCTATAGTTTCACTAGAGTCTTGTCTAAAGTATCTTGCGTCTGATTCTGTCTCTGTAAAGTATCTAGTATCTAAAGATGTAGTATTCATCTCAGATAGTGTAAGCTTGTCAGATTGTAATAGTGTTTTTATCTCACTAGCAGTTTGGTCAGCTGTAGCACTAGCTTCTATAGCATTTAGTTTAGAGTGATCTGCGTCTGTAAATACATTACTATCTGTAGCAGCTTCTACTGCTGCTCTAATTTCAGCATTAGTCTGATCTGCTGTAGCTCCCGCTTCTATGCCATCGAGCTTTGTACCCATTGCTGATACATCTCTGCCATCTACAGTTCCGGTTGTTGTTATATTTTGTGAACCAAAGTCAGGTGAAATCTTTGTACCAGCAATAGCAGCAGATGCATTTATATCTGCATCGACTATTGTACCATCAACTAAGTTAGCACTTGCCACAGTTATGTCTGTAGGCAAAGCACCACTACCTAGTTTCGCCATTGTTACGTTATCATCAGCTATTTTAACTGTGGTAACATTAGCATCTTTGATCTTCGCAGTTGTGACTGCTGAGTCTTTTATTTTAGCTGTTTGTATTGTTTGATTCTGTTCTTCTTGTGCAGCATACAACAACTGTTTGTTGTTAATGTTAAGATCACCAGCTTTAACTGATGACCCTGCTGTATATGTAGCTTTTGCACTATCTACATCTGTATCACGAAAGATACGAATTTGAGAAGGACTGGATGGGATATTACCGGAAGTAAATACTACGTTACCACCACCGGTTGTTGTATAGCTTGTTATATTATAGTGGTTGCCTGACGTTTTAATAACTTCATCAACTTCTACTTTAATATCAGCTTCTTTAATGGAAGGAAAGGAAAACGACTTCGTAGCGTTTCCGTCTCCTGTGTAGTCTACGAAAGTTGTTGCCATTACTTATACATTGTAAGAAGGTTGTTTGATTGATTAGTCTTATATTCCTGTTCTAGTTTTTTCTGTTTCTGCTCACTAATAAGAGCTAGTATATCTGATCTATATTTAATGTCATTCCAAGCTAGTCTTCTAACTTCTTTAAACATTCTATCTATCATAATATTATGGTAGTAGTCTCTAGCATTATACTCTGCACGTTTACCAGCACGTATATCTTGTCTCATCAGTTTCATAGATGCAATAGCTTTAGGATCTCTAGCTAGCTTTTCTAGCTGTGCTTCTAAATTATATTGACCTATAGCTTGTTGAAACTGAGATCGTATACCGGGATCATCAGTTAGATTAGTACCATCAGGTGCATAAAATGTACTGATTCTAAGATCATAACCACTATCAAACAAAAACTGACGACCTACACTTTGATCCATGTTTAGTTGTATAGGACTAATCATGTTAAAAGCACGAGTCATAAAGTCATGTTTTCTAAGTGGTTGACCATTTAGCATATCATACTTAATAGGTAGACCTTCGATGCCGGGTAAAACTTCAGTAGCTAGGTTACGGTTTCGCCAAGACTGAAATACACCAGAGTTAATTTCACGCATATGTGGACTAAGTAGCTTACCCATTTCATTACGTAAAGCTGCAAGTGGTACAGTGTTGTTGGTAATACTAGCAAGTATACGTTCTGCTTGACCGGGGCGTCCAGCTGTTAAATCAACCAGTTGTTGTAGTCCAGCTAAATAGGATTTACCTGTAACAGCCTGAGCTACAACAAGAGAAATCTTTTGTAGTTCTTTTTCTGTCCACTCTTCTCCCATCAGTATACTAGCATCACCTACGTTAGCAATAGTTTTAAGTATTAGACCAATAGGTTCGATGTCTTCGTAGTTAACTCTAACGCCGCCAACTTCTATAGTTCCGGGTAAGAATCCGCCATCTATCCAACCCTGTCTCATCTGTCTATCCGTAGGACCATCGCCAGTAAGTCTACCTGATGCCCATGCTTGAGTACCCATAAAGACAACAGCAGAACCTATTGCTAATCTACCTGTCTGTAGTGCCTTAGCGTTTTGTAATTCTTCTACTGTGTTAATACCATACTTTTTAAGGTTAGGTATATCTTTAGGTCCAGCAAAAGCTATGTCATTAAACTCTTTTACTAAGAAGTTAAATCCGGGGGTATGCTTACCAGTTAGTGCTAATCCGTTTACACCAGTTCTAGCAAATAGAAAGAATGGTCTAACAAAAGGATTAGCTGTCATAACATCATTTAGACCTTTTGCAAAGCCAGTTAGATCTTGTGTTAGTGTTACCTCTTTTTTTGCAAACATAGTTGCATCATCTTTAATGTTACCGTTAGCATCAAATATTTCTGTGTAGAAATCATCTTGATATGCTTTCATAACATTACCGTTAATAACAGGTAACTGTATACCAGTACCTTCTAGTTCTAGTACACGACGCATAGCCTTTTCTCTCATCTTAGCTCTACCTAATAAGAATGTAAAGGCATCGTCAGTTGCTGCCATTATCTTAGTAGAATAAGTAAAAAGATTATTGTTATTAATACCACGAATCATGTTAGTCATCGCAAAGATAGCACGATCTTGTTTAGATGCTCTTCCGCTATCTTCTGCCCATCTACGTAATACTTCCCAGTTAGCGTCACCTTTAGTAAACTCAATAAATCTAGTCTTGATAGTAGATATATCGCCACTCCAATAACCATTTAACTTAGTAAAAAATAAATCAAATGCTTCTGGTATAGCTTCTATCATACCATTCATAGCTGCAAGGCTACTACGTACTGTGGCTGCGTCTCCAGTAAACGGATAACGCATAGTAGCTCCTATAAATGTAGATATAGGACGTAAGAATGTTGCACTACCTGTACCTAAAAGTGCTCGAAGTGGTGTTTTAGGTCCACTAAGTACACTGTGACTTATCATTTCCTGTAAGCTACGTATTAATGCACCAGTTCGTTGTGGTCCTTCGCCTGCTATTTGACCACCTCTGAGTATAGTTCTTGCCCAGTTGTCAAAGTCATCTAGATTATTCACATTCTTCATCATAGAAAATGCTTCAAATAGTGCGTTTAATAAGTTATCATCCGCATCATCTTTAGCAATCTTAAGAATAGACATAATCGAATCTTTAACATCTTGCATGTCAGACGCTACAGCTTGGTTAACTGCATCATTTACTTGTGCTCTAGTCTTACCAGCACCAAATGATCTAAAATAATCAGATGCTACAAACCTAGATTTCTTAGTTTGTGTTAAAGCAGTTAACATAGTGTCAACTATTTGCTTTGCTGGTCCATCTATGTCATCTAGTGACACGTAATCTGCTAGTTCTCTACCAGCTATACCAGTATCTCGTAGTTGTTTGAGTAAAGATCCTACAACTAAATCAGCTGTAACAACTGTTTCAGCAGACCAAGTCTCAAATGTCTCATCGCCTAACGGAATACTAGCTTTTTGTTTTTCAAATAGTTCACTTAAAAACTCTTCCGCAGACATTTCAGCTGCGTTTCTACCTTCAATAATCTGTCTGTAAGAATGAACTGCATCACGCCATACTTCAGCCAAAGCTTTTCTATTACCTTTTACAGACTCCATTTCAGCTTTAAACTTCTCATCGCTCATCAGACCTCGTAGTGTACGTTCAACTACTTCGTCTGTTGTACCACCTTCTAATGCTATACGTTCACGTTCTACTGCTGTAGTGACAGAACCGGTAGATCCATCTTCAGATCCCCAATCTGTGCGTGTACGTTTTAGCTGATCTCTAGCCTGACCGGGGTCAACTTCTGATATATTAGCTCCTTGATGTCTTTGTGCTATGGGTGCATTTTTAGCAGCACGAAAGTTAGTATCTGCTTGACGTATTTGTGCTAAAGCTTGAGTTGTTGTTTGCTGCTCTATACTTGAGTTACGTTTTATAATTTGATTCTTAACACCAGCTCTGCCTTTACCTATTAAATGAGCTGCTCCATCAAATATTAAACCTATACCCATACCTTCAACGATGTTTTTGAATTTCATCATCATTGGATGGTCAGTATCTTTTGTAGTTAGTGGAGTATCCATCCAACCATACTGTTTAGTCAAAGCTCCTAGAGCATTATGACCATCTGATTCTTTAGATATTAAGTCAGAAATACCACCGATAGCCATAGCTCTGGTGACAGTTCCAAGTCCTAACATCTTGGCTGATGCTGCTCCTAGTAAAGGTATACCAGCTGCGGCTAATCCTTTTGCTGATAATACTATACCGGCAGCCATGCTACCAAAATGTACTGTACCTCTTAGAAGTTTACCCCACCATGTTTTAGTTATGATAGGGTCATCTTCGTCAACAAATGGATCCCAGTCTGGTCTGTAATAACCTTGCCGTTCTTTCTCCTCTTGCATCCTACCAGTTACAGCATCGAATGTACGTTCTGCAAAGGTAGTGCTGGAAGAAATAGTATCTTGTATACCACCAGTTAGAATAGATTGACCTTCTTTAGCAAAAGCTTTTAGCCCCCACTTATCGTTGGTCATTCTAGGATCTACTTGTTCTTTTTCTTTTTGTTCTTCTTGCTGAACAGCTAGTGCTTGAGCTTCGTTAAGTTTATCTTGTGCGATAGATTCTTCTTCAAGCCTTTTTTCTAACTCTTCGGTAGAAGTAAATCCCGTAGGATCGTATTCTACATCAAATTCTTCCATAATTATAAGTTTTGGTTAATAACCTCCGTAGCGGCTGGACCATAAAGTGTATTTAATCTCATAAATGGTGGTATTTCTTCAATCATTTCTTCATACTTCTCAATCTGATCTTCTGTAAAATTCATCAGTC